CTGTGGTTCCTAACGCTTATAGAACCTTTACAATTGTACTTTTTAAGCACTGCCTTAATGCCCGGTGCTAATTCCTTTTTCATTTCTTGTGAAAAATATGCCATGTCTTCCTCCTGTCTGTTAACTGTCTGTAAACTGTCTGCTTGTTATTAAGATAGCTATTAGCTAGCTTATATACAAGTACCAGAAGGTACTTTTTATAAAAAAATGGCAGGCAGTGAAAAACAATGGATAAACAACGGGTTGCGTTATTTGTGCGCATCACAGAAGAGATCAAAAATAAGCTTGTAGCGAAGGCTAAGGCAGAAGATCGCTCATTGGCGAGCCTATGCAAAGAGATTCTCGGCGAATCGGTAAAGGACGAAAATGAGCAAGACTTACGCAGGCATTGATCCCGGATATAAAACGGGCGGCGTGGCGCTCTTACGTGAAGACTGGGCTGAAGTATACGACCTCCCGGTGTTCACTGAGGGTGGCCTCGACGCCCACGAATTGAGGCAGATACTTAGCAGTGTCGAGGTCGATTACCTTGTCATAGAGAAACAAGGAGCCCGGCCTAAACAGGGGGTGAGTTCGGCATTTAAACTTGGTTTAGGCTTTGGACAAGTTTTAAGTGCCGTCTCACTACTTGGCATCCCCCACCAGATTATCACGCCAGCCAGTTGGAAAAAGGCGTTGCGTGTCCCGGCAGATAAGGATGGGGCCCGGCGCATGGCAATACAGCAATTCCCTGCCCTGGCCGACGACCTCAAGCGAAAAAAAGATGAGCATAGAGCTGAGGCTCTACTCATGGCGACATACGGGAGGATACTACAGTGAAGCCAGGCATATATTACGACATGACAAACGAGGATTATCACGCGCAATCAGCTATTTCCTCGTCGTACTTAAAGCAATGGATATTAGAGAGCCCGATGCACGCTGAGTATGGTGAGGTTACCATTAGCTCAAATGTTGCTGAAATTGGCACTGCCACACATTCTGAGGCGCTCGAACCAGAAAAATTTAACGTCATATGCAGCGACGAGAAAAGCCGCGCCACCAAGGCATACAAGGAGCACGCTGAGCTATGTAAGCTTGAAGGCAAGGTGCTCCTGCCCCGCAAAGATTACGAGCTGGTGCAAGGCATGGTCCACGGCATGGAGACAGAGAACGGCGAAATAATCGGCGGCCTGATGAACGACAGCCATTGCGGAACGCTTCTCAAGCAAGAGGATAAGATTTGCGAGGCAAGCATCTTTGTAAAGCACCACACTGATCTGCTTTTATCAATCAGACCAGACATTTACTCCCCCAAACTTAAAGTAATGGGAGACGTCAAGACGTGCCAGGACGCCAGCGAGCGTGGCTTTGGCCGGGAGATATACAAAAGGGGCTACCATTTGCAGGCGGCCTTCTACTGCACAATTGCGAAATTACACGGCTGGGACGTTAAAACCTGGGGCTTCCTGGCCGTGGAAAAGAAGAAGCCATACTTGGCTCACTTCCACACACTGGGCCCGGCCGCAATGAGCTACGCCATGCGCGTCGTCGATGCGACGTTGCTGGAGATAGCTGAGGCTCGGATCACAAACAAATACAGCTCGAACTGGGGCACATACTCAGAGCACGACTTACCAGGTTATTTGGCAGACACATTAGGAGATTAAAATGGACTACAGATTAGAAAACGTAGAGGCGTTGTGGCCTCGTATAGACAAGGCGTACGCCTGGAACGAAGCAAAAGGCCAGTCTGACGAAACATCGCCGACAGACCGAGACGGCGCATATGAAATGAAAGTAATTATTCGTGAGGATCAGGCAAAAGACCTCGCGTCTAAAATGAGAGAAGTGTTTAACACTGACGAAAAAACTAAGGGCAAGCAGTGGGTTATTACAAAAGAAGATCCAGAGACGGGACTTGAATCACAAAAAGTTGTCAAAAGTTTAGAAGATATTTTTGAGAAGGACGACGGCGTTTACCGGGCAAAGTTAAAAATGCCTACCTACGGCGACCCAGATACAAAACCAAAACAATATATGTCTGACGGCACGAAAGCCGCTGACGACTTCCAGCTTACTACGGGCAGCATTGTGCATGTTATGCTGCGTATAAAGACATGGGCCTACGGCAAAAAGGTTGGCATTGCGTTGCGCCCTACTGGCGTCATGGTGGTGCGCTTGGCAGAACGTCAGGAGCCTCCGGCAGGCGAAATGTTTGACGACCTTATTGAGGCTGATCCTTTGCGGGACACGCTTATCGGTAAGGCATTGGATGACAACGCCCCGGCAGAACCAGCCAAAGCTGACGCGGTAAATCCGTTTGGCGAAACCGAGAAAAAAGAAGAAACGGCGTCCAATGATATGGATGACGAAATTCCATTTTAGAGGTGCGTCATGTTTGAAAGCAAACGCAGAGACAAGCTCTACCCGACCACAACGGGGGAGCTTGCAACCGACAAGCAGCTTT